CCGGGGTTGAGGCACTATTTTGCTGCCTCGAGAACGGTAACTAACCGTTCAATGGATTCGCTGGTAGACAAGTCCAGCGAGCCACATGGCGTGTCCCAAGATGGGGCGACGCCGTCCTTAACATGGTACTTCACCTGTTTTTGACGCAGGCTTATTCTACCATGGTCTATACTGCCGTTTAAGAACGCGATAAGCAAGCCAGAGGGGTTGTAAACCCGTGTCTTTGCGAATCGCGGATAAGATATCACACCGTCGTCGCCAATTGTCATGTAGCGTGGACGCGGAACCCAGCGCTTATATATAACGCTTTGAAGTTCTTTGTGCACCCGCATGTCTTTGACTAGACGGAATGGTACCCTAATACCAGCATCATCGTTCTCCCAGAGTGGTACCGGAAGGTACTTAACTGAGTTAGCGAGCCTTTTGTTAGTACGTGGGAGGATTAGTCCTTGACGTACTTGCCATAGGTTTAGCTGGTTAATGACGGCATAACGGCTGTGTGGTTGTTTAAGGCTCTTGATGTAGACGCCTCGCACGGGCAGACCTTGAAAGAAGTCTGCCCCACACGACTCGCGGAACGGTCCTTCATAGAAGGACTTAGAAGCGTTGACCGTGAAACCGAGGAGTGCTAATAAGCGATTTACATAAGGCGCGACAAATTTGCCGCAAATTATGTCATCACCGTTTACACCCCAAGATCCACGTTCAGCCGGGTATTCACATACCCTGTTGCACGCTTCAACAACACAGCAAAAGATCATAGTCTGCAACGGAAATGTAAAACCATTTCCCATCGTAGAAACCATGTTCAGTTGCACCTTGTCGCCATTCGGCATCTCAGTCTCTTTACATCGGAGCAGGCGCAGCCACGCGAGGAAATCGCGTGGAAACGTCCTTTCCAACATTCGGAGACCGATAGAGTCGGAAGCCTTCGACAGGTCTATCGTCACCAAACCATCTTTAGGTGGGTGACGGTTTACCTTAAAATCGAAACTCCCGTCCTCAGCAAGATCACGATTACGAGCCTGCTGAACTGAAAGGTCAATCCCGAAAAAGGATTTTAACCGATCAACCAGTAGGTCACCTAGCCCGAGCTGATAAAACATATTCAGCGAGGGTTCGGTGCATATCGTTCGTGAAATGTTGACGTTCTTCGGAACACAGGAAAGCCGATTACCTGCTACTATACGAGCCTCTCCATAATGATCAGAGCGAAAGCTTTCAGCATTCGCCCAATCACCAGATTGGCTTACGTAGTTGACGTAAACGTCATAGAGTCCCTCTGAAGTAGTCGTTAGGGGTGAAGAAAACAACTTCGTATAGAAGTCATCTCCTCTAGCACCCACAGACGATCCCGGTCCCATCCTGGCTCGATCAAGTATCGATTCCAGGGAAAAGACAAGGGGACGCCGGTTTCCCGGCTGAGTAAATTGATGTACGAGTTGGCAAAACTCGCCTATCAACAACTCGTCTAGTGAAGACTCCAACTTCAGCGTCCATTCTCCCACTTGACCATTGGTTTCGTGGAAGTCAGCGATAGCCGCACTGTCAGCATCACCGGTTGCGTCATCCTCAAATTTCTTTAAGAAGGACCGCGCCAGTGCACTAGCAGCAAAGCAACTGCTGGACGTAATAGGAAACGGTTCCCGGCCAAAGCTAGGAACCGCGTCCGAAAGGTCCTCTAACAGGTCTAGAAAGAGCAGCTCAGAAAAATGGCTCATGAGCGATCTCCTAACGTAACTCTGCCTCTCCCCACTTCCAAGGGTATCCATGGATATCCAGGTCGTAGGGGGTTAGAACCATGTTAAAAATCGGGTATTCAAGACCTTTCCAAAATTCCTCCTTATTAAGGAGGACAAGGCCTTCTACGTCCCGAAAACATGACCTAACCACTCCACCCAAAATTTGGGTGAAGTAGTGTGGATCTACTGTTTCAAGGTTAGGCCAAGCAACTTTGCCACTAAAGGCAGATAGCCGCCTAGCGTACTTGCACAGTTCTCCAGTGTACAAAACCCTACTCGCAAGAGTAAAGCTAGTACACACGCCAGTAAAATCAGGGCCAATACCAGAGGAACGAAAGACAGCGCAATTCCACGTATTCCGTTTACGGGAAGTGAAGTGGCGATTCGCCGCTTCGGCTTCAAGTAAAGAGGGAGCGTAGTTGCGCGCTGTCTCGTTTCTCCAGTACGGGACTTTGATTTCTTGGGCATAAGTGACCTCAAACTTCATAAATAACTCCTATTTGGAGACTAAAAGAGGCTAGAGGACTCCCGTGACCAAGGCGTCACCGATACCGGCCGACTGCTCGTTGAGCTGGCCGATCATCAGAGAGAGAGCCGCGCGTATGTTATCCGCGTCCGCTGAGTCCGCTCCAGCAGGGATGGAGATCTTCATCTCCATTTGCATGGTTTGCGGGCTCTGGCCAGCAAGGGGTTTAACGCCCTTCCTGACCCGAAACGTGTAAACATTGCGCTGAACGTTACCGAGCTGGCCGGTTGCCGGGTTGACAGTGCCAGGCGTCTTGAAAGACGCCGGGCGCTCCATCGTCACGGTAAACGGATCGCTAGCACTATGCGCGCGTGAAGCACCAACGGTCCCCGTAAAACTCGTGCAAGCAAACTGCTTGCTATACGAATTCGGCGGGGTATCACCGGTGAGAATCCACACAGGCGTAGTGAAGCCAGTCTGAGCACCTCCGGTTACGGAGAGGTCTGATACGAACGTCATGAGACGATAATTCCTATTGTACTCGCCTAGAATGTACCCTTCCTGAGAAGGAAGAGCTTACTTTGGCGAGGGGTTTGGACAACACGTCGAGTGAGGGCTAGTTGCGCAGACAGCGCAGCTAGATTTGCCCATTTCAAAGACGCCATACCTGGTACCTCGAACCGGAAATCCGGAACTAAGGAACCAACATATGGAACCCTCGAGACGGTCCTCGTAACGACGGAACTGTAGCCACCAGAGCACACTTGCGTAATCTGCGGGTTCACCGAGGTACCAAGGTTGAAGTTTGTTGCTTCCTCCTTGTCTTCGGTGATTATCCACCGCATAACCCACCGTGGATTCACGGTAATGTTAGCAAGCCCTTGTATTACGTCACCAATATTGGTGAAGTAATCAGCGACAAACGAGAACGGTACCAATTCCCAAAGGGTAGGTACAAAGTTCGAGAAACTAATCCCGAATTTCCCAAAGGCGCAACTGCGCACAGAGGGCGTTATCCCAATGCAGACTAGATATTTTACAGTTGTCGTTTTATGCCGACGAACGTTGGCATAAGCGAGTGCGTATCCACTTGCGCTGGTACAGAGTACGTTGCTTGAGTTATTAGCCGATTCATCGCTGGCGTGAACGGAGAAAGTTTTAAATTCTCTCCGTCTATCGTCAGCAACAAACTCGGATAAAGCTTTCGCACCGTCATCAATGTCAGCGAGAAGCGGTTTTACGCCAAACTGAAATTCTAGCCAGCTTTGTGTTACCATCTTACTCATGACTTTCATATGGCGGATCCTTTTTGCTCGTTTCGCAACGAGCTTAAGGTGTCCAACCAATGCTTGTCCGAGAGATTGTAACGGATGTCGCACAAGGTGAATCGCCTCACGTATTTCACCAACGAACACACCACCTTGAAAAGTGGTTTGCGTATCGCTGGTCTTTTGCGCGAGACGTGTGAGAGCGGCCGTGTCAGCTTTACTCAAGGAAGGATCGGAAAGCGCATTGCCGGGCAAAAAGTCCGGCATACCGCGTGCTTCACTCCAGGCAAAGTTAAGAGCAGGATACGACGCATTAGCGCCACGATATCCTGCCAGAAACACATCACTCGTTCTGCGAAACCGGGACGACGCAGTAAGCGTCGTACCGGCGAACAGACCGTATGATATTAGTTTCTTGTAGTTCTTAATAGGACCACCCTTAACAATGCTATAATCGTCAATATTTGAAAATGACGTATTAGCACTCTCTGAATAGTTCCCGAGGCCGTCTTTTGAACGGAAACGGACTATATAGAAATGCCTTTGGTGAGACACAGTCATAATGACATTTTCCTTTTCCTCTTGCGAGCTGACTTAGAAGAGGCCCCCCTCTCGGGGGTCGACCAACGCAAATTAGTACTGCTACATTTCGACGGAATGTCGCATATAGCTATAACCGGTTATGCCGGCGTGGCTATGTTCGGAGTTTCACCGAAAACAGTACGTTTGCGCCAGAGGGCACCGTAAGG